ACGCAGCTTTTCTTAGTAAAATTAAAAATATTGGCGACAATGAGCCTTTAGTTAGTTCATTAGATAATTTGTTACAAGCTAAAAAAGCTTTTGCAGAAGTTGATAGTATAAATGTTATTAGAAATCTTAATAATGGTAAATTGCTTCCAGAGGAGGCTGTTGGTCAAATAACTAAACGAGGTGCAAGCCCATCAGAAGTTAAAAAAATAGTTGATTTCTTTGAAAAAACAGATCCTAGTGGTGGTGCTATGGATAAATTAAGAGGCTTAGTCGTAGATGATATACTTAATGCTGTGGATGGAGAAATATTTTCTAATCAAGCTGCAGCAAGTAAACTAGTAAAATTAATTGATAGTTATGAGCCTAGAGTTTTAGATCAAATATTAGGTAAAGGTAATACAAAAGCATTAAAAGAGTTTGCTAAAGATATAGAATTTTTAGGAGATGTTGGCAAAGAGGGTAGTGTTGCTGCTCCAGCTTATACTAATTCACCTATTAAAAAGTTTTTTGATATAGCTAAATTTAAAATTATGAACACGATTGGCTCAAAGCCAGAAAATTTAAAAACATATATTAATATGCAAAAAGGTGGAGCAAACCGATTAGATAGTGTTAATGCTACTGTGACACAAGCTGTTAACTCTGGGTTAAATACTTTAGAAAATATAGGCAGAGTTACTAGGCAATCAGCTCAACAAGCTATACTACCCTCAAGAACAGAACCTGAAAGTGGTGGCATGTTTCCAACACCTTTAGCTCAAAGGACAAATAATATTAATGTTCAAGCTCCATCAATAAACACATCTATTGGTGGTATTGACATAACTCAACCTGGAGTTGGAGCAGCTTTAGGTATTAATCCAAAAGATCAAGCAATTGCTGGAAGATCAATACCAGAATCAAGACAAGGTTTATATAGGAACTTACAACAATGAACATAGAACAATTACGAGAAGAACTTAAAGAAGATGAAGGTTGTAAGTACGAAATATATTTAGATCATTTAGGCTTGCCTACGCATGGAATAGGACATCTTATTACCGAGTGGGATGAAGAATACGAAAAGCCAGTTGGTACACCAGTGTCAGAGGAACGAGTCAATAATTGTTTTCAATCAGATGTGCATGTAACAATAAATGAGTGCAAGAAATTGTACGATACCTTTGATGATTTGCCAGAAGAAGTGCAATTGATCTTATGCAATATGATGTTTAATATGGGCAGACCTCGTTTATCCAAATTTTTAAAACTAAACGATGCCATAGCCAATGAAAATTGGCTTGAAGCATCAATCCAGATGGAAGATTCGAGATGGCACAAGCAAGTAACCAACAGAGCCAATCGTTTAATAAAACGAATGGAAGCTATAGGTGTTACTGAACAAATTGCTGTTTAGTTATTAAGAGTACCTAATCCTAAACGAGTAATTTTGTTTTCTTCTTTGTATCTTTCTTCATAATCTTTATCCACCCAGATGGATATTTGTTGACGAATATTGCGTCTTTCGTCAGCACAAATTCTTTTTAATTTTTCATAAGTATCAACATCTATACCAATTGACTTGAATTTTGTCGTGTCTGCCATTATAATAACTCCCATGTATAACAATAATAAAAGAATTATACCTAGAAAAGTTGGGAAACCCAACAAGTATTTTGCAAAAAAGACAATTGCAATGGGTTTAAAATTTGATTCTCGATGGGAAGCAGAGCGTTGGGGTCAAATAAAATCTATGGAAAGAGCGGGTATTGTTACTAATCTTGATAGGCAAATAAAGTTTCCTATTGTTTTTAATGATGTAAAAATATGTGATTATATTGCTGATTTTGTATATGATTTAAAAAAAGAAGATGGCACAATATCGCACATAGTAGAAGACGCAAAAGGTGTGCTGACACCTGAGTTTAGGCTCAAAAAGAAAATGATGTTAGCCGTTCATGGTATAGACATTTTGCTCACTTACAAAAATAAATGATAGAACAGGTATTGACTTATTCGTAACTAGTGCTATATATAAGTTTCTAGTGTAAATAAATAACGGAGGTCAATATGACAGAATTTACAGATTATTTTGAGATGGATGACCAGAAACTCATCGAATCTCGTAGGTCTCTTGAGCGAAAGATAGAGACTGACAAAGAACAACTCAAGGTTATTAATGATGTTTTTGAACATAAGTTTGGGAATATTGCTCGTAACAGATTAAGAGAGTTAGGAAAAGATTTCGGCTCAACTAGCATTATGGTTACAAATAACATAAAACTTAATGCTACTTTTAGAAAAAAGGTCGAATGGGATCAAGTTGGTTTAATGACTACTCTTGATACTATGGATCAAGAAGATGCAAGGCATTATGGAAAGATTAGTGTCACTGTAGAGGAGCGAAAGTATGCTACGGCAACTCCAGCTATTAAAGCCAAGTTAGAACCACATAGGACTGTGGATTTAGCAGGTGTAACATTTAAAATAGAGGACGTAGAATAATGGCTTTAAATATAATTACGGCTGAACAACGTATGGCTGAAAAGAAAGGTCATAAGATTGTTGTATGTGGTCAAAGCGGAGTGGGTAAAACCACTCTTGCTAGGACTTTAGATGCAGACACTACACTATTCATGGATTTAGAGGCAGGAGATGCGGCTATTGAAGGATGGCCAATAGATGTCATTCGTCCTAAAACATGGTCAGAGTGTAGAGATTTTGCATGTTTCTTAGGTGGAGGAAATCCATCATTAACTGACGACCAAGCTTATAGCCAAGTGCATTACGATCATGTAGTGCAATCTTATGGCGACCCTTCCGAAATGATGAAAAAATACGAAACTATATTTGTTGACAGTATAACTGTTGCAGGTAGACTATGTTTCCAACATTGTATGGGTCAACCAGAAAACAGAACTAGAAATGGTACTGTTGATACTCGTGCAGTGTATGGTATGCAAGGTCGTGAGATGATGAATTGGCTCACACACTTACAGCATATTCGTGAAAAGAATGTTATCTTTGTAGGCATTCTTGACGAGAAAGTTGATGAATATGGACGTAAACTATTTGAATTACAAATAGAAGGTTCAAAGACAGGTCGTGAATTGCCAGGAATTGTTGACGAAGTTATTACAATGGCAGTTATGACAGGTGACGAGGCAACAGGTACATATCGTGCCTTTGTATGTCAGACGTTAAATGAATGGGGTTATCCAGCAAAAGATAGATCGGGCAGACTCGATGTATTGGAAGAACCACATTTAGGTAAACTTTTGGCAAAAATGAGTGGTGGTAAAAATCAATCAGAAAAAGAATTAACTTTTATTGATCCATCAAAACAAGCAACATCTAGCAATGAAGGAGATATCAACAATGCTTGACTTAAATCAAATAACCCCAGATGAGGGTAACGACTTCGCTTTAATTCCACATGGAACTATTGCTCGTGTAATAATGCACATTAAACCGCAAATGGATGGTGTTTCTATTCCAGACTTAGCAAATGATTCTATCTTTAGACAATCAGCTACAACATCTGCTAAATGGGTTGAATGTGAATTTAATATTATTGGTGGTCAATATGACAAACGAAAAGTTTGGCATAACATATTTTTTGATGGAGATAAAAAGAACCCAAGTGGTGTTTCTATGTCCAGAGAAATAGGATTGCAAAGCTTACGAAAAATCATTGATAGTGCAAAAGGGTTAATTCCTACAGATATGTCTCCAGAGGCTAATGCTAAAAGACAAATATCTGGACTTGAAGCATTAAATGGCATGGAGTTTTGTATAAAAGTTGCAGTTGAAAAAGGTACTAACGGGTATGATGACAAAAATAAAATGTTGTCACCTGTTACGGTTAATCAAGAAGGTTATATTGGTGGTGGTAATGCTCCGCAAACACAAGCACCATCACAACCATCTTCTCCTATTCAACCACAAGGTCAACAGCCACAAACAGGTGCTGTGCCAACTTGGGCAAAATAGGTTTTTAAGAATATCTAGCGGCAAGACTGACCTTCGTCTGCTAGAACTCGTTTGGGTAGCACGAGTGCCGTAAAGCTACCCATTTCATCATCTAGCAATGAGGGAACTATGATACTAAGACCGTACCAAGAAATAGCAGTTGATGACGCATCAACAGCATTAAACAAACACAAAAATACTATTGTTGTTGCTCCAACGGGAGCGGGTAAAACTATTATGTTGTCCGCTTTAATCGGTAAACGATACAAAAAGGGCAACAAAGTATTAGTCATACAACATAGAGATGAACTTGTAAGACAAAATGCAGAGAAGTTTTCTCGTGTTAATCCTAACATTAATACAAGTATAGTTGACGGATCAGAAAAGGATTGGTCTGGCAATGCTATTTTTAGCATGGTGCAGACGCTTTCAAGACCGAACAATTTGGATAAAATGTGTAATTTTGACATGGTTGTCATTGATGAAAGTCATCATGCAATAGCAGAAACATATACAAGAATTATTGATAGAGTTAAAGAAGCGAACAATTCTGTAGAGATAGTAGGATTTACAGCTACTCCTAATCGTGGAGATAAAAAAGGATTAAAGGGTGTGTTCAATAATTGTTCGCATCAGATTGAGATCGGAACTCTTATTAGAGAAGGATTTCTAGTGCCACCAAAGACATTTGTTATTGATGTAGGTGTTACAGAAGACTTGCAAAATGTTCGTAGAACTGTGTCAGACTTTGACATGGGCGAAGTTGAACGAATTATGAACAAGCGAGCCATTAATGAAAAAGTTATAGATGAATGGAAAGAGAAAGCTGGCAACAGAAAAACAGTTGTGTTTTGTTCTACAGTCGTTCATGCACAAGACGTTTGTGATGAGTATCGTAGATCGGGAATAAGAGCAGAACTTGTTACAGGAGAAACTCCTAGTGATGAGCGTAAACAAATATTACATGATTTAGAATATGGAGACATTCAAGTTGTTGTTAATGTAGCCGTGCTTACAGAAGGGTTTGATGCTCCTCCTGTTAGTTGCATTGTCTTAACAAGACCATGTTCATACAAATCAACAATGGTGCAGATGATTGGTCGTGGACTCCGAACAATAGATCCAGAACAGCATCCAAATGTCATTAAGAAAGATTGTGTAGTTTTAGACTTCGGAACTAGTGTGTTAACTCATGGTTCACTTGATGAAGGTGTTAATCTTGAGGGATCGGAAGCAACTAGAGCTGGTGAAGCTCCTTTAAAAGTTTGCCCAGATTGTCAATCTGAAATACCATTATCATCTCGTGAATGTCCTATATGTGGACATGAGTTTGGAGCAGAAGGCAAGGAAGCATTAGAAGACTTTGAAATGACTGAAGTTGATCTCATGGATAGATCGCCTTTCCGTTGGATTGATCTCTTTAATAATGGTCGTTGTATGTCCGCTAGTGGCTTTAATGGGTTTGGTATGGTTGCACATTTAGATGATATATCTGTGGCTGTTGTAAAGCGAACAGGGGGCAAGTTAAGAGTGGTTAGTGTTGGTACTAAAGAACAAGCTGTAGCTTCTGCTGATGACTTCCTAAGAGAGATTGAAGATAGTGATGCCGCCAAGAAGGGAAAGAGGTGGTTAAATGAAGCTGTAACGCCTAAACAATCACAAGCATTAAATCGTTTTGGTGTTTCGGTTAAAGCTATAGATTTTAGTTGGAATAAATACCGAGCCGCTTGTTGGTTGAATTATGTTTGGAATAAAGATCAAATAGACGAAAAGATTATAACCATAGGAGATAAAAGTGAATCGTAGTAAAGCATTAAAAAAAGCCGAACAATTAATAACAGGAGAAAGAGCAAAATCATATGGAGATGCTTATGAAACACATGAAAACATAGCTAAAATATGGTCTGTTTTATTAGGTAAAGAGGTTACAGTACATGATGTTTATCGTTGTATGATTGCAGTTAAGTGTGTCAGATTAACAAAAACTCCAAAGCATGAAGACAGTATGATTGATATAATCGGATACGGAGCTTTAGCTATGGAGGCTTTTGATGGCAAGCATTAGAGTTGATTACACAATTTTTTTTGAATATGAAGATGAAAGGGAAGGTAAAATGTTTGTACCTATAAGTATGGATTGTAATAAACAAGAATTAATAGAATGTATTAATGATGCAATTTTAGATACTTGTGAAGATTATGAGGATGTCGTTGGAGGAAAAGCAGTTGTCCATTATTTTGGGGCAATATTTGATGTTGAATTTGAAATTGAGGAGAATGAACAATGCCAGAAAACAATCCATTAAAGGAATTTGCTAGAATTTGTTCGGAAATAGGCTGGAATAAAAAACTATCTGATTTGTCAGAAGAAGAAGTTATTGGTATAATATCTAACATTCAAGTTGCACAAAGCATTGATGGCTTTTATGAAGGAGAAAATCTTGCTCGTATCCACTTTCAATACTCAGATAAATCATGGATTGGAGACGCTCTTGCCCCATTCTGAAATAATAGACGCAATATCAGCAGAACTTGATAAGGCTATTGTAGATAAAAACTCAGAGCGTAAAAAGAGAACTTATCTAGGTGGTTCATCTCTTGGAGAATCATGCTCCAGAAAAATACAGTACAGATACTTAGGAACTGAGTCCGATGAAGGTCGTGATTTTACAGCAAATACACTAAGAATATTTCAATTTGGACATGAAATTGAAGATTCTGTTGCAGAATGGTTAAAAAATGCTAACTTTGATTTACGCACAGAAGACAAAAATGGCGAACAATTTGGGTTTTCTATTGCAGACGGGGAGATTAAAGGTCATATAGATGGCGTTATATGTGGAGGTCCTGTAAATATGGGGTATCCATGTTTATGGGAGAATAAGTCAGCCAATGATAAAAAGTTTAGAGAATTTATGATGAAGGGTGTAGCAAGAACTAATCAAGTCTATGCCGCTCAAATAGCTTTGTATCAAGCCTATATGAACTTAACAGAACATCCTTGTCTATTCACAGTATTAAATAAGAATACAAGCCAGATATATTATGAGCTTGTTCCATTTAATAAAAGTCTTGCTCAAGAAATGAGTGATAAAGCTGTAAATATTTTAGATGCTACGAAGGCAAAAGAAACTCTGCCAAGAGTAGCTTATTCAAGAGATTTTTTCGATTGTAAATGGTGTGAGTTTCAGGATAGATGTTGGAGTTAAAATAGGCGACACATAAACGTAGAGGAATAATGTCGCCTATAACTTCAGCCAATGAAGTAAGGATATAATAATGACTATAATTAGACTTGGCAATATAAATCGTGAGTTAAACTCACATCAATTAGTAGAACTTATTAGTGATAAAGTGCCTCCACAAGTACAGATAGATGCTTTACGAGATACTTATCCTAACGGGGTCATTAGAGGAGACCAGTTTTCTATCGGTTCTTTATCGGGAGAAACTGGGCAATCATTAAAAATAGATATTAATCCCAGATCACCATACTTTATGAAGGGTCAGGATTTCAACGGGGCTTCAGGAATCGGTGGTATCGTAAAGATATTAATGGAAGGTCGTGGTATGAGAATGAACGAAATTAAAGAATTGTTCGGTTCTTATCTTGATGATTCTCCAAATTTTGTTCGGGATGAAGAAGCACCACCACCACTTATTAATCCATCTTTGCGTCAACAAATAAATATGAATACTCCATTTGATAGTGAGCATTTGTATCTTAATGCAGACGGAGAAATACTTTGCATAGTTAGACGATACAATATGCGAGACGGAGCGGGCAATCCCGTAATGGACGATCACGGTAAGGCTAAGAAAGAATTCCGTCAGTTTACGGGAAACAATCCATATCCTAAAATGCCAGATGTCAGACCGCTTTATAATATACCGAACATTTCTGCTTCTAATAAGGTTATATGGGTAGAAGGTGAGAAATGTGCTGATGCTCTTAATGAAATGGGATTTACTGCTACATGTACTATGGGCGGAGCGGGGATGTTATCTCGTAAGTCAGCTAGTCAGTTTGATTTCTCTCCGTTGAATGGTAAGGAATTAGTAATTTGGCCAGACAATGATAACGCTGGTAAAAAGGTGGCTGAACTTGTGCAAGACTTAGCTATGAATGCTGGTGCAAAGTCAGTTACAATGTTAACTCCTCCAGCGGGTAAGCCTGAAAGATGGGATGCCGCAGATGCTATTGCTGAGAGCTTTGATATCGGTAACTTCCTTAG